TCTCAAAGATAATGTTGCCGCATACCCCAATTTGTCCCTTTTTCTCTTCTTTCCTTTCTTTCTTTAACATTGATTAAGCAATAAGCAGATTAAGCAAAGGATTAATGGTTATACTATTAAAACTGAGCAAGGGTAAATTACTTCTTAACTTTCTTCTCTTTGGGCTTTCTGATGACTGCTGGAGTAAAGCTGTATGGAGTTGGTTTATTTGGGGCAGCAACAACGTTGATTTTGGTGAAGCTTCCCTTGATCTTACTAGCAGTCTGGAATGGACTTGTTTTCCCAAGGAAGGACTGGTGCAACATGTGCTCTGGAGGGACAATGTCCATGTCCTGGTACTTAAAACCAGCTGAAAAGACATCAAAGAGAGATGTCACCATAGAGGCACAGGGATTATCTCCCTCCCTCTTCAGATTCAGTAAGTACCTTGTATTGCCAGTGCCTTCAATTGCTCTGGACGGGTTTGCAACTGGGAATGCTCCAAAGCAGGCAGCCATGTCTGAGAGCCTTCCGGCTGTCAAGACAGCTGGATGCATATAGATCTTATTTCCGTTAAAATTGGAGCTTGCAAACGATCCTCTCAGATTTCGTGCCCAGATAAAGGGAAGCTCGCCCAACATGGTATTCACCTTTGCTGCACCAATAGGCCTTTGACCTAGTTCAAAAAGCCACTGGGATAGTGCTGGGAAGCTGTTTTCATTGACCTTTGACCTCCAAGCCCAGTAGTGGGCTGAAAAAGGGATGTCCATGGCTGCGGCTTGTTGTTGGTACTTGGACTCTCCCTGTGCAACACTTGCTCCAAGGAGCGTCTCAGCCTCTCCAATAGAGGCCTCAATCTCCTGACACATTTTCTTGGCAGCATCCTCACTCATTCCTTCCGATTCTAAAGCGGCTGCATCACTGACAGTCTTCTTCATTTTCTCAAGCTTCTCTTTAGCCTTTTCCAAAGCATCAGAGTCCTTTTTCTGGGTGATGTTGGCAATGGCTGTTCCCGCAAGCCTAGTCCCCTTAGAGTTTTGTTTGGCCCAGCTTCCCCATCCTGGGATGCTAAATGGCTCGATTTCGCTATCAAGCCAGTTTTCCATCCAAGTAATATGATCCTCTGAGGTTCCAGCCCCTGTTACAACAACACCACCAAGTCTTTTCTTCCTTTTGTTGACCATGTCAACGAGCATGTTCTTAACTGTACCAACAATGTTTTTGTTGACACCATATTCTTCAACTATGTCGCCTTTCAGTGTGCTGGTATTCTGATTGATTTCATAACCAATCTCCTTCCTCCAGGACCCAGAGCAGGTCTGATAAGCAAGAATCTGTTCAGCCTCAGGCAGATTAGACTTCAAGTCATTGTACTTGTCATGCCAGACCTTGAACTCAGGCTTATCAGAATTGTTATTGAACCAGGTCATGGATCGTTCAAAGATCCCTTCACAGGAAGTCCAGGCACACTCATAAATTGGAGCTAGCTTTCTGGTGGCTGCGATGACTGCTCTTCCATAGACTGCATTTTTAGCATTCTCAGAAGTCTGAGAGTCAATGTCCATTTTGAACTGGCTTAGATCCACCAGATCAGGACTGAGACAAGCTGAATTTGCTCCAGCTGTGTAGATGGGAATTTCCTTTTTGAACTCCTCATACCAGCTGTTTAAGCCGTTGACGTCTTTGAAGCTCAACTCAGACATGTTTGCTTACGGGTAAGCGGCACGTCTGTCTTTGAGA